CCTTCAACGCAATCCTCCAGTCGGGAGGCGCTCAGGTCTGCAAGATGTGGATCGTAAGGTTCAAGGAGCGCATGGAAGCTTTGGGCTATATCTGGAGGAAGGACTTCAAGTTCCGCCTCTGGGTCCATGACGAATTTCAGTGCAGCCATACGCCGGGCCTCGGGCCTGTCATCAAGGAACAAGCAGAGCTAGCCGCTCGGGATGTAGCCGCAATGCTCAACCTCCGTGGCATGCTCCGCACAGATGGGAAGACCGGCATGAGCTGGTTCGATACACACTAAAGGAGAACCCAATGGAAGAAGAGATGTTTGGCACCACGGCCAAGAAGAAATCCTTTACTGACCTCGTGGAGAGCGTGGGTGCAGCGAAGCACAACAGCGACCTCCTCAATCTGGCCAACGCACTTGTCTCCATCCGGGGCCACAAGCGTGACCTTGAGAAACTGGAGGCCGAGCTTCTGGCCACCGTCAAGTCCATTGAGGACGGCGATGAGCAGGACGTGGAAGTCATCAAGGGCCTCTTCGACCGTGCCAACGGTTACCAGTTCCGGGCCCAGAAGCTCAGGCGGTGAGCCGATACATCTACGTTGGGCCCCTCTCCGATGAAGTCTTCCACTGCCTGAAGACCACATGGAAGACCGGGGGGCTCAGCCTTCAATGCGACTACGCAAGGAACCACGCCATGGAGGTGGCCTTGTGCGCCTCCCAAGGCTGGCTCTCTGTGGTGGACCCCGATGGCAGGACCTATCGGGACCGCTGGAGGATCACCGCTATGGGCCTCTCCCTCCTCCAGTACAAGGAACAGATGAAGTGAACGCTCGGGTGAACCCTGTGAAAGCTATAAGCGAGGACGTAACGCTCCTCATTGACGGCGATGTGATTGCCTTCAAGGCAGCCGCCGCCGCCCAGAAGGTCTATGAGGACCGCTTCGGGTACGTCCAGCCTTTCGCCAATCGGGTGGAGGGGGAAGCCATCGTGGACAACATCATGATTGGCTTGGAGCTATCCTTCAAGTCCTCGCACATGCGTGTGGCCCTGAGCGACCCCAAGGACAACTGGCGGCTCGGCATCTACCCAGACTACAAGTCCAACCGCAAGGACAGCGTGAGGCCCCTCCTGCTGACCATCCTCAAGGACTACCTCCGTGCCAAGTATCAGGCCTTCCACTGGGATGGGCTTGAGGCGGACGACGTTCTGGGCATCCTCAACACGGAGCCTCAGGACTATCCCGGCAAGCGGGTCCTCGTGGGCTTCGACAAGGACTTCAAGACCATCCCCGGCCTGTACCACCAGCTCGGGCAGCTCGATGCCAAAAGCCAGCCTGTGGTCCAAGAGATATCCGAGTGGGAAGCTATCCGCTGGCACATGATGCAGACCCTCATGGGCGACGCTGTGGACGGCTACCCCGGATGTCGGCTCATGGGCAAGACCCGAGCGGAAGCCCTAGTGGACAGCCCTGTGCTGCTCACGGCCCAGCATGGGGTCAAGACCTCAGGCAAGAACAAGGGGGCTCCCAACATCAAGTGGGTCTCTGAGCCCACGCGGGACTACTGGGCCAGCATCGTGTCCCACTTCAAGAAGGGCGGCGATACGGAGGAGTTCGCTTTGACCATGGCTCGGATTGCCCACATCCTCCAGCACCGAGACTATGACCGGGAGACAGGGAGCATCACACTATGGACACCTCAAGCGCTGCAAGGCTTGTAGCCGCCAAGACGGTAGCCGAGGAGGCAGTAGCCGACTATGCCCGCGCAATGGTTGACCACCATGCACCCGAGCGGGGATATGAGGGGACCTACTCCATCACCATAACGCTCAGGGAGGGCAAGATCGTTGGCCGCCACATCTCCATTGGGGGCTAGCGTGGAGGAGTTGATTGCTGCTCAGTTCCGACTTGAGGGTGAGGATGTCATCAGGATATCCACGGGCATGGTGGTCAGCCCTGCACCTAACAAAGCAGGCTACAGCTATGCGTCCTACAGGGTGACTAGGGGCAAGCATAAGCGCATCCTCCTGCATCGCCTCAAGTTCTTCCTAGCGCATGGCTACCTGCCCCAAGAGGTTGACCACCGCGACAGGCACTCAGTAAACAGTGAGCTGACCAACCTGAGAGCTGCGACCTCAAGCCAGAACAAAATGAACCGTGCTATAAAGTCACGACCATTGCCACGATGTGTCTATGAAACCGCCGAGGGGCGCTATGTAGCCAAGTGCAGACTCTTAGGCGAACGGCACCACCTTGGGCACTACGATACCCCACGAGAAGCATCTGAAGCAGTCGAGCGTTTCAGGCAGAAACATCACGGAGAGTTCTATGCTAAGCCTTAAAGTGGTCAATATGTTCGGTGCGCCGGGCGCAGGTAAGTCAACGGCAGCCGCTGGGCTGTATAACCTGATGAAGCTCAGAGGCCACAGCGTAGAGCTGGTTGGGGAGTATGCTAAGGATTTAACCTACAGTAGGGATTGGGCAGGCCTTAACAATCAGCTCATGATCCTCGCTCAACAGGACGCACGACTCCGCCGCCTTGAGGGTCAGGTGGAGTTCGCCATCACGGACAGCCCACTGCCCACCGGCATCGCCTACATGGGGGATAGCTGGAAGCCCGGCCTTGAGCGCACCACATGGGATGTCTATGACCACTACTTCAATTATCACGTCCTGCTCACCAAGGGGAAGTTCCCGTATGACCCCGCAGGACGCAATCAGGACGAGGCCGGGGCTGCAATCTTGGCCAACGTTATCGACAACATCTTCCACACAGCCACACTGGACGAAGAGGACTTTGCCCTAGAGCTTGTCTCTACGGAGCAGACCCCCTATGCCGTCTACAACTGGCTCATGAGCATGGAGCAAGACTTTGGAGCCAATGGACTTTGACCGCCCTGTGGTCAGCACTAAGCGAGACTGGAGGGAGCAGGACGCCAAGTCCGTGAACCGCTTCCCTCTGGAGGCCGCAGTGTTCAACGAGCAGGGCGAACTCACCGACCCCCCAGACTGCACCCCTCGGCGGATGCTCAGGGACACCGATACGTCCGACCGCAAGAAGGTCCTAGGGCCGGGCACCAAGGAAGACATCGAGCTTATCGCTGCGGTGGAAGCCACGGTCAACGAGATGACTGGCAAGGTGGTGAAGGACAACGTGGTCCTCCCGGAGCACTATGCCCGCTTCAAGATCGAGCCCATCCGCTTCATCGTGGAGAACGGCCTCAGCTTCCTGCAAGGCAACATCATCAAGTATGTCTGCCGGTTTGACGCCAAGAACGGCCTAGAGGATGTCCGCAAGGCGGCCCGCTATTTGGTCATGCTTGAGCGCAGGCTTCAGGGCAACCCCGATTGGTGGAAGAAGTGATGATGCGCAAGCCTACAAACCATGTGACCCGCCAGATGGCCGAGCGTGTGGCCCAGCTTCAAGCCTTGCAAGAGGCGGGCACTGCGGACCTCTGCCCGGACCTCACCGAGGAACTACTGGCCTACCTCGAAGCCCGGTACATCCTGCCCACCTTCTCCGGCAACCCGAGTGACCATCCGGCCTACCAGAGGGATGTCGGAAGGTGGGAGCTTGTGGTGGACCTCAGGGCACACTTCGAGGCCTACTCAAACGGAAAGGAATAGCGCAGCCATGTGCTTCCCCAGAGCTAATAAGCAGAACCAGTTCAAGCCCACCCCGCCACCGGAGAAGGCCGCAGAGCCCCTTGAGGTAGGGTCAGCGCGGGAGGCTGAAGACGAGGCCCTCTTCGGAGGCCAACCAAACCTCTCCGTCAATCGTGACAGCCTTGGCAAGGGTGTCGCTAAGTCGGGCACCGGCCTGAGGATGATGTAACGATGGACCTCAGTGAGTTCACATTAGGCGACGACCAAAAGGCGGAGGCAGTCTACCGGCAACTCCAGACAGGCAGACAGGCAGTCATCGACATGGGCCGCTTGATGGCGGAACTCACGATACCCGCAGTGTTCCCACCAGATGGCTACACTACGGGCGATGACTTGCCGGGGAACAACCAGTCCCTCAGCGCCATGTGCGTCAACACTCTCGCCTCCAACATCATGTTCATGGCCTTCCCTCCGGGGCAGCCGATATGCCGCTTCAAGGTGGAGGAGACCAAGCTCCAGAAGGACATCGAGTCCCAGCCCGAGCTTTACTCCAAGACCATCCTCGGGCTGAGCCGCTTGGAGATCAGCCATAGGGAACGGCTTCAGGCCACCCCTATTGCCACGGCCTACAACAACTACATCAAGCTCCTCCTCATCTGCGGCAATGCCTTGTGGAAGCACATCAAGCTCAACGAGCCGATGTATCGCAGGCCAGACAGCTATGTGGTCCAGAGGTCTGAAGGTGGGTCACCCCTGCTGACTATCCTTGAGGACTGCCGGAAGCTTCAGGCCCTCTCCAAGAAGCACCGTGAGCAGATCATCAAGCTGGCCCCCAAGGACTTCTTCGCCAACAAGAAGGAGTGGGAGAAGGAGGTCAAGATATACTCCGTGTGCAAGCTCAAGGT